GCCACAAGAGCCGCAGTGGATGAATGGGCGGCAGAGGTCGAACCCGTTGTCCGTGACTTGCAGAAATACGGATGTGACACGCTTGAGAAACTGGCACGGGGGCTGGAAGCCCGTGGCGTGACCACATTCCGTGGCAATACATCATGGGCATTGAGCAGTGTCCGCAACTTGATGAGGCGCATTGATGGATAAGATTGAAAAAAAGTTGTTCAACACCTACGCAATCGAATTGTGCAAACACCAGATTGCCATCCACCAAATCAGACAGACGCGGATGGACACTTCCATTCAGCGATATTTCAACTCAACACAAGCCCGAAACACCTTCGCACGGGTCATGGTTCTCGCAAGCTATGTCAACACGCTTTACACCAAAAGCAACATTGCAGACGAACTGGTGATATCGCGCCAAGCGGCTCACACGATGGTCGAGGAGTGCCTTTCGGCTGGCTGGGTTGAACATGGCGGTGAGTGTTGTGGGGGCAAGGGATACCGCGCAACTCAAGAGGTTGTTGATGCGATGGAAAACTACATTCATGAGCATATCAAAGCACTCAAGAATGACCGCACCATGTCAGCCTTTCTGGCTCTCTATAGCTATGAGCAACTGCGTCAAACTGATTGACATTGATTTGCTAAATTAGCGCGTTAATTTCTAGAAAAAGGATGGAACAGATGGGTAAGGGGTACGGAAAGATGACGCCAGCCAAGAAGGCAAAGCAAGAGGCGCGTGAGGTTTGGGAACTTTACAAGGGGAGTGCGACTGCCCGTGCAAAGCGTTTCGCCAATGAGGAATACTACACCAAGACGCTGGGCGGCAGGTCGGCTGTTCGCATCACCATCCCAGCCCTCAAGGCACAACATCTTGACAGCGCAATCTCTCACCTTGAGCAGCTGGTCGTTGACCTCAAGGACATACAGAAGACAGAGACAGCCACGCACATGAAGATGTTTCTGTTGAGGAGTTTAGTTTACCAGTGCCACCGCAATTTGAAGGTGGATGCTGACCGTGGATATAGTCATCCCATGCGTCCCTATGAAGATTTCAGAGGCGCACGGTGAACACTATATGTTGTGGGTCATGTCGGAAAACCGTTTGGCCCGTGTATAATGGCAATCAAAGGAGACAAGCCATGACTAATCAGAAGCCTACAATGGGCAAACCTAGGGATTTGTCGCATAATGTATATAGTGATAGTTCAGTTGCGAACCGCAACATCTTGAACCATATAATCAACTCAACTTACCAAACTAACCTGACTGAGTTAGACGAAAAGCGTTTCACTCTCAAGCAGATTTTCACCTTCATCGTGGAGTTGATTGCCTGTGTGGTTCTGTTTGGCTCTTTTATTTTTCTGATAAGCATTTCAGACAGCCTTGATGTTCACCTCATGGAATGGATGGGGAGATAAATCATGGTTGGCAAACTTACCAGTGACGCAAAACTGTCAGCTTCCCTTGCTCCAGTTCTCATGAACCAGAGCCACCCCACCTATGGCATGAGCCGCAACGACCTCATGGCGCGGGTGATGAACGCCCAAGGGCGAGGGGGGTTCAATATCCCTGAGTGGTCATACAATGAGGCAGCCGACCACGGGAACAACCTTGAAGGATACATCATCACAGAGGCGGCTGACCGTCTTGGGATTGAGAACTTCAACAAGGATGTCACCACTGTCTATGACTATGATGACCTGTTCTCTGCCAGCCTCGATGGCATCCTGTTCAATGAGAAGATGGCCATTGAAGCCAGTGACGGCATCATCCTCATGAACGGGGCTGATGGCATGATACTGGAAGGCAACGGCATCATTGAAAGCAAACTGACCTCTGCCTCATACACCGACACACCGCCACCCTATCGCGGCCCGTGGCAGGTGCAGATGCAGATGCTTTGCTATGGCGCAAAGTGGGCGGTCATCGCCACCTTCTATCAAGGCACACGCCTTGTCCTCAACATCTATGAGGCTGACCAGGAAATGCAGAACCAGTTGATTGAAGCCGCCAAGGATTTCTATCAACGCCTTGATGGCCCTGACTGGTATCCAGCAATGGACGGGCCTGATGCCGCACGGACATGGGAGAGGGGGGAAGACCATCTCCCGTCTGTTGACCTTGACCCAATCGCTGAACTGGCCATGTCATACTATGAGGCCAAGAGAGCGGCAAAGGCGGCTGATGAACTGGCCAAGAAACTTGAGCCTCAAATCATGACGCACATGGCGAACCATGAGATGGCTCACCTCAAAGATGAGAACGGTGATGTCATGTTTGAGTTCAAGTGGCCGACACGGAACTTCAAGGCGCAACCTGAGAAGGTGACCCCTGCCAAGCCAGCACGGGTTGAGCGTCAAAAGTCTCTGAGCATCCCAGCCAAATGGATGAACCAATGAGCCTCACTCCACGGCAGAAGGACTGCCTAGATTTCATTGTGTCCTATACCAAGGACAAGGGATATTCACCCAACTATCGGGAGATTGCTGAGGGCATCGGTGTCAAGGCAATCAGCAATGTCCACTATTATGTGGAGCGGCTCAAGGTCAGGGGCTATGTCAAAACAGTCTATGGCTCTGAGCGTTCCATCGAGGTCTTGAAGACATCGGCCATATAACTATTGGATGAGACTGAGGGCTTGCTCCTTGGTCTCATCGTTCCGTCTAGTCCAGCCCTTCCCAAATGTCTCAAAGGTCTTGAGCCTCTCATAGAAGGCTTGCCGTCTGGTGTGCATCTGCTCAACGATGTCGGCTGCCGCCTTGGCTTTGACCGCACTCAAGGTGATTGGCCCAATGCCACCGTCAGGCTTGACCCCCACAATCCTCTGCAATGCACGGGCTGACCTGCCAGTCCCAGAGTTCACGCCCCAATCAAAGACGGCATGGTCAACGCCGCTTGGTAGTTCGTCACCGTTCACCTTGTTCCAATACTCTTGGCGATATATCTGTTGAACATGAATGTCAGGGATGTCCCGCATGGTCTGCTCTGACATCTCTGCGTCAATGTCCATGACCTCAGACAACCACTGTCCATAGACACGGGCAGTGATACCCTTGTTGGTCATCCCACCTGGGTCATCGGGGTGATTCACAAAACCGCCCTCATGTTTCAACAGCCACTCAAGGCTCTGCTCAAAGTTGCCCCTCATTTCATGTTCTCCCGCGCAACTCCCTTGGCCTTCTCCCACGACCTCATGCCACCGAGGCCCAAAAGGCTCAGGGTTAAAGTCATGAGTTCGCCCGTCTCAAGACGGGGAAGGGGAGTGCCAGGAAACCAAATGGCCACAGCCCATTCAGCAATGGGCATCAGGAAGAAGTTGGTCATGAGACCCAAGGCGCAAATCCACATGATGGCTGGCCTTGCACCTGCCACAAAGATGGATGGATGTTTGCTTTGCTCGATGTTGGCTTGAGCCTGAGCCGCATCCAGAGCAATCAGTTCGCTCTGCAACTTGGCCTTGATGTTGGCCTTTGCGTCCTTGTCCTCAACAAACTGGTCAATGATAGGGGCAGCCAGCCCCAGAATTTGTGCAATCATTCGTAAACCCTCACTTTCTCAGGGTCGATTTGCCTAGGCACACAGTAGGCGGTCACCCTATCTTTCGGGTCTAGGTATTCCAGAGACCTATAGTTCCCGTATCTCTTGCTGACGGCCTGAGCGAAATAGTTGCAACGCTCTATCGACCAGAACATCATGTTGCCGCTCTCCAGCTTTCTTGCGTCTCCCGTTCCCAGATACACCAAGAGGAGAAACACATCAGCCATCAGGCCATCTTGGTTTTCTTCATGGCCTTTTTCTTAGCCGCCATGATGACATCGCCACGGGTGACCTTCTTTTTGTCACCATACATCGCCGCCAGCTTCTTCTGCTTGGGGCTTTTCTTTCCATAATGTCCTGGCATCACTTATCTCCTTTTGCTTCCTTGCCCAGATACAATCCATACACGCCCGTCATGACACCCATTATGACGGAACAGAAAGCACTCTGGGCTGTGGTGGGGTCTTCCAAGTTCATGAACCATTCAGCGCAACGCCATGACATAACCACTGAGGCAATCATGGTCAGCCGTGCGGTGAGGTTCACTTTCATGTAACGCTCAAACCAGTCGGTCATGACAATCCTTTCAGATACTGAACAAAGAGATAAAGGACAGCCGCACCAGCAATGATGATGACAGGCAACACAGTCCAGAAGATGATTGCGTCACGCACCTTGGCGCGTCTTTCCAGTTCCTCTTTCTGCTCTTGGCGTTGCCGCGCAATCTCTGCTTGCAGCCGCTCCCACGCACCCTGTTTGCCGTATATTTGGAAAATAGAGCGCAGCTCACTGCGGAGCTGGTTGAGTTCCTCTTGCTTGAAAAACTCCTCGATGCCGCGCTGTTCTGCGCCAGTCATTTTGGAAAAGAGGCTGTTCTTTTTTCTGGTCGCCCCAAAGTTCAACTCAGCCTCAGCCTTTGCATATTTGGCAATCGGGCCACTGAGACTGCTCAAATCCTTGCCAGCCTTTACGGCTGAGGAGATGGCTGAACTCGCAGCTGACACCGCCGCAAATGCTGACATGGGGTCAATCATGTGTCTCTCACAAGCATGGTCACCAACAGCACAATGGTCGTGCCAGCAGACCCCATCATCACCGCCTCAATGCGTTTGATGCGTGTGATGGTCTCACGCCACCGCTCTGAACAGACAGCTTCATGCGTGTCTATCTGAGCCTTCACATCTGAGACGGACGGACGGGTCATTTCTTGTTCTTGCTCCCCTTGGGACGACCACGCTTCTTAGGCGCGGC